GCTGTCTGCTGCCGACCTGCTGGCTGGCCCTAGTCGATCCGGTTACCTGCTGCGCTCCCGGACAGATCCGAGCGCAAGCATCGGCCGGGATGATCCCTGCGCCAATAAAACAAGCCCCGGACTTCTCCGGGGCCTGCTGGGAAGGATCTTACCTTATCTGAATGCAGGTACAACGATTTCAGAGTTTACAAGAATGGCCTGCGTAAAGTTACCATTTGCCGGTACGCCGTAGCACTGGATGGTTACATCACCATTGGGAAGGAATCCCAGATGTACCATGCTATTAATCTGCGTATTTGATACAGTGTCCTTGATAAGTGCTTGAGTAAACACTCCGAACCCGTATTCGCAGGGATGAAACATGCCATCATCATTGAGGGTTGCAACCTTGAACCCTGCCGCATACTGTGCGGCCGTCTTTGCGGGGTGATTAAATACGATCTGCGGCGCGGTGATATAAATATTATCGCCTTCTAGAAGCTGATTGAAGGAAATAGATGCGCTGTTTAAGTCGGTCATATGCGCAACTACTACCTCGGATTCAGCAATCGTATAATTGCCGCCCTTCCAGGACTGATATACGGCATACGCGATAGCGCGGCTCTGTGCAGCGTTGGGGTGCGTCTGATCGGAAAGATTGTTCATGTTCAAATTGGAATATTCAACACCCGTCAGATATACTGCAGCATTCACAGCTGCGCGGCTCTTGTAGATGTTCAAAACCTCAATCAGCCGATCATACCCGCCGTAGGAATGCTTGGTGTTTCCGATAAATCCAATGTATACCTTTGCATTCGGAAGGTGCTGCGCTGCATAGGTGCAGAAATCAGCGATACCGTCAATGACTTCCTGATTTGTTACGGTCGGGCTGTAATCATTCGCGCCGCCGCATACAATTACATCAGAAACCTTCTCAGGATCGGAAATGCTCTCAACCAGCGTCTGGAGCATGTCTGCGAAGTTGGTTCCCGAAGTACCGAACCCGCGCCCGCCCATCGCGGACGAATAACAATTCGCCGGGCCTACAAGACCCTTTAAGGTGTCAATCCAGTTTACCGTCAGCGCGCCGTAGCTGTCGCCTATCATGATAACCTTGTTTGCGGTCAGGTCCTCAAGCTCCGACTGCACGGAAGCCATCTGTCCCTCAAGCGTGCTGATCCGGTCGGAAAGATCCGTAATAAGGATATCATAATCCGCAACCAGTCCCCAATAATCGGTATTGGAAATTGCGACCCCAGCCGGAACGGGCTGCAGGGAAATATAACCGGCGTTGTTATCGGAAACAATCGTCCATGCCTGGTACTGCTTCGTGATGTCCCATGCGCCTGCATTGGTGATGGTATTCACTGCCCGAAACTCGTTCCAGTCCTTGTGAAGCTTCATCATCTGGCGCAGGATCCAGTCCAGATTGATTTCATGAAAATCTGTGTAAGGGTATTCATTGAAAAATCCCATGTTTGTTACCTCCTATACATAAACTGGAATAATATATTCCGTTAAAAACAGGTCAGTGATATGGTCGTACAGGTTCCATTCTGCAATAGACAGCTCCGCCTGGAGCATCTCCTGTGAAGTTGTCACGCCGATGTTGCCGAACAAATGCGCCGTGTGCTGCAACAGTCTGTTCCGGGAAGATGCCCGGGTGTCTGCGGTGCTTTCGCTTCCGCTTTCAAGACTTGCTCCGCTGTTCGTGCTGGTCGTTCCGGTGCTGGAGCTGGTCGCGCTTCCTGTCGTGGTGTCGCTCCGGTCCTTTGCCTGGTAAGTAGAAGCATCAAACGCGCTTACCTTGTTTTCTGTTCCCTGGCTTCCGGTATCGCTTCCGGTTGTATTCGTTGCCGCTGCGCTGGTAGCGCTTGTGTTTCCGCTCCGGCTGTCCGTCCGGGTCCCGCTCCGGGTCTCAGTGTCTCCGATCCCTTCGGAATCGGTATATTCTTCGCGCCGGTCGTAGTTGTTCAGCGGTTCATACTCGACCGCCAGAGCTGCAAGCCATTTCTCCAGCGTCCTACGCCACTTCGCCAGCCATGTATAAATACTTTCCTGCATGAAATATGGGTCCGAATAGATAACCTCAAATTCTCCGCCGCGCAGTAAGATGTTATTTTCAAGCACTTCTCGATCTATCCCGGCCGGAAGGTCGTCAAACGCTTTGAAAAGGTCGTCCGAATTATCTATCATCCATTTGCTGAACCCTAACAGTGTCATTTTCGCGCTGCTCATTTGCGCCTCCCTCTCCCGGATCGAAGCGCAGCCGCGCTTCCAGTCCCAGGTTATAATGATCGTTCACAAGTTTGATCGAGCTTTCAAGGCAATCCAGCCATACGGTCGCGCGGGTGATGCTGTCGATCTGTCGGCTCTCCGCTTCGCTGGTTACCATGCGCTCCTTTTTTTCATAAGGAATCGTAGGAATCCCAATCTCTGCATCGAAATTATTAAGGATCGTCTGGAAGTCGCGCAGCTGGTCAGTAGTCAGATAAGATTCTTTCAGATTTTTTCTTTCCAGGAATTGCCATGGCTCTGCCTTGTCGGTCGGATCATTCAGCAGTTTCTGGTCATAAACTACGGCAGGCTCTCCCCGGTTTACCAGATCCAGCATTTTCTTGATTGCTTGTCCGGCCTGCTTATTTCGGGCTGCGATCCAGAACGCAAACTTATTATTTACCAGGGAAATATTGATTGCATTATCCAGTAGAGAAAGCTTTTCTGCGTAGTACTCTATAATGTCCCAAACACCGTAATAGTCCGGGGTCAGCTGCAGCAGCTCACAGTCCTGTCCTATGGTAAGCTCGGCCTGCAGATCCGGATTGCTGATAAGCACGGACACCGGCTGATAATAGAAATTAAACCCGGACAAGGTGCAGGGCTGGAAGAACTTACCATGCGCAGCATCTTCCGATACCGCGACAAAGCCCCACTTGAATAAGCACCAATAAAGGAAATTTTTGATATTTCCTTCCCATTCTTCCGGCACGGTCAGCTCAATGGCACTGCATGCCCGCTGAAATAAGGACCGTTCCCAATACCAGAAAGCGCGGTTGTTATAACTTTTAATGCTGGAAGGGGAATGAGTGCCGGCGGATATATTTAACTGTTCATAGCTCCGCGGAATGTATGGCATCTTTTACCTCCTATTCTTCATAATTTGCAAACACCCAGGCGGTCAGGTGGTCGAACTTGTCGGCCTTCGGGATCGGGAACGCCTGCACCCCTCCGGCGTAAGTCTTAATGGAAGGTGCGAGAACCTCAGATTTTGCATCTGTTAAGAACGAAATATCGTATTTTACATCTATTATGTGATACCCTACCGGAAGTTTGATATATCCCCCGGAAGCGGAAGCCTTAAGGGAAGGACTTACACTGATTAGCATTTCCTGCCCATCGGATACAATTCGAAACTCATACCAGCGGCCCCGGTTCGTATAGGGAAATACTCTAGGTTCAAACATGGCTTACCTCTCTTTCAGGATCTTATTTACAAGGGCCTGCACGGACTTATAATCATATCCGGCAGCTGTCAGCCGTTCCCGGCGTTCTGCTCCGTTTCCCCATTTGCCGTCTATAACCTCCAGCGCGATCTGCCGCATATCCGGCGCAGATAGGAAAAGGTCATGCTCTTTTATCCTGCGCCTTATCAGCCCCGGCAGGGGCTTTCCGCTTCCTTTTACATATAGAAGCATCTTCGCCGCAATCTGCGCTTTCGTCCTGGTGTTCTTTGCGGTCAGCTGCGTGATGCTTCCGACATTGAAAGCAAAAGACACCAGCGCATCAAATTCATTTTGCGTCCAGTGATAAATGTGATCTGACAGCGAAACATGGGTTTCATACTTTTGTATGTCTTTCCGGAGAAGGTCCAGGGCCTGCTCATAGGTTATGTGCATGCCCGGCAGCACATCGGGACCGTAATGCCCGAATCCTATTGTATAGTAAGCTTCCGACTTTACAGGCTTGTAAGCGGTCAGCCGTAAGCCCTCAAAGGACTTTATCAGATCCAGTCCGGTTTCACTTACTCTCATTTTCAAATTCTCCCAGCTTATCACAAAGCCTTGTGATAACAAGTGTATTGTTATTAAGGGCTTCCGTCACTTCGGACATTTCCTGCTTATGCTCCGTTGTGATGCGGTCGATCTGCTCCCGGAAGCTGTCCATCTGGTATTTGATAAAGTATCCCATGAAGATGCATGCAGCAATCGGGAAACCTACGGTTGAAATGATCGTTACAATGTCGGGCATCGGTTTACCTCCGTTTCAATTTTGCCCGGACGCTTTCGCGCCCGGGCGTTTGAGAGATGAGAAAAGTATGGGGTATCAGTCAGCCATGTAGAAGACCACGGCATTTTCGGTGAAATCTGCAATCGGGTTGCGGGAGAAGGTCCACCAAATGTTGCGGTAGCGCTTCCGCGCTTCCAGCGGGGTGGCGTTCGCTGCTTCGAGCTGGTAGTCCATCATAAGGGCATCTTCATCGAAGATCATGCCCAGGACATACACATCTTTAACCTCGGTTCCCTTTGCGACCTGTCCGGTTACGGGATCCGTGATCGCGGGCGTTACGTCGATATTCGCTCCGGCGTTCTCGTTCTGCCAGAAGTCTACGCCCTCAAAGTTTTCAAGTTTCAGATATTCGGGGTTGAAGATCTGGGGCATAACCCAGGCCTGGGACTCGACAAAGAAAGGATTAAACATAATCGCTTTCTGTCTGTCCTTCGGCGTATGGCGCAGCAGGGTATAATTTACGCCCTTGACGGTCTTTGCCGGGGAATAATGATATCTTGCGCTCCGGTGGGTAAGGTAGTCGCTGGTCAGCTTGAAGGTAGACACAAAATACTTAAGGAAGCTTTCCCGGTAAGTGGTGCGCAGATCCTGCGAAGTGTAGCTGGTGCTAAAAGTCTGATTGTATCCGGCCGTGAGGTTTACTCTCGATCCGGGCATATTTGCGCCCATGTCTCCGATGATAGCCGCGATATGGTTCAAAATCAGGGCGCGGTTGAAGCTTTCCTTCTGGCTCTCGATGTCGTTTCCGCGCTCGGTAAGGACACCCTCCGCAAATCTTGCGAATTCTCTTTCATCACGGAAAGCCGGTGCGATCTGATTTTCATAAATGGTCGCGCTGTCCTGCCATACAGACTGGCCGCCAAAGTACACTTCAAGCGGCACTGGCTGATTCTGCAGCCACATGGATTCAGTACTCTGCGGGTTGCCGCCGGAAGGATTCTGGCCGTTGTCGAAACCCATAGCAAGGTTTTCATAAAGCTGCGTATTCCAGTCTCCGGACGCTTCCGCTTCTCTGGAATAGAATGACTGCTTCCGGATACGGGAAGTATAAACTCCGGTATTCAGGGCATTGATGATTGCGAGCTTTGCCTTATAGGGTCTTACCGCCATCAGGGTGCGACCAAAGACGATAGCAAGGGAATTAAGCGTATTTTCTACGCCGGTTGCCAGCACGGTTTCGCCGGCACTGATAAAGGTAGAAGTATCGACAACCTGGATTGCATTCTGCTGTCCGGTTGCTTCCTTCACAAGGGCATTCATAATCACATGAACGTCTACGGGTGTCAGGGTTCTAGACATGTTTTTTCCTCCTTACATAAAATCTTGAAAGATCGCCGCCAGCTGCTCGTCATTTGTCGGGGTCTTTTTATCTCCCTGGTCCTTGTTTATGTTATCCTTCTGGGCCTGCTTCAGCTGCTCCTGCAGTTTGTCGTTTTGCTCCTGCATGGTGGCAATCTTCTTTTTAAGTTCCTCTATGTTTTCAGCCTTATCGGGTGCGCCGGGTTCTTCTTCCTTCTCCGGATTCGGTTTTTCAGGCTCTCTCTTGTCCTGCTGCTCCTCCGGTTCTTCGGGTTCGCCTGCGGGCGCGTCCGGCTGCGCTTTGCTCATCTGTAAGATTTCCTTAACATCGCTCACGCTGTAACCGGCCCGTGCAAGGGCTGCAACATCCGATAAAAAGTTTGTTTTGTCGGGCATGGTCTATTCTCTCCTTTCCTTATCAATAAGGGCGGTGGCTGTTAGCTGGTCAAGCTACCGGACCGCCTACGCGGTTAACCTTCCGGGGTGTGCCGTTCCGCCCTTATCTTCAATATATAACACATTTCATTTTAAGTCAAATTTTTGTCACTCATAAAAGAACCCACCATTGAGCATGGAATTGATTGCGTCCCGATCTACGCTTTCTCCGGGGATGTCAATGCTTGCGCCGCTTGCCTGGATATAGCCGGAAAAATCACTTATCCTGTGGGTGGCCATAACCGGTTTGCCGAGAGTTGCATTGGAGCTGCCGGGGGTCTCGCTGGTGTCATGGGTGACGATCCATAATTTGATACTGGTTTCCAGTCCCGCGCCGGTTCCGCCGCCAAGTCCTCCAATGTGGGTGGGTGTCGGATAATACTGCGCTGCGGAAGAAGCCAGACCGCCAACCCCTCCGATGATCGCCGGGGCGTTCCCGGTTGCGATTCCTCCGGCCACTGCTCCGATGGATCCCAGCGAAGTGATTACCTGAGAAACCGGATCCGATGTAAACGCGCCGACCGCATACTCTGCAGCGATATTAAGAGTATAAGTGCCGAGAATGATATTGCCTACGCTTACCTGTACGCTGCAATCCCCTGTGGCTCTGCTGATTGCAAACTGCAGCGTCATGGTGCTTAGGCCGTGGAAAGATGAAGGATCAAAATGCAGCACACCAAGAAAAGGAATATACAGATAAAGTTCTGTATATGGTGCGCAGTTCCGCCAGTCGTTAAAAGCCCAGGGGATTGTTAAGCTGATCGCCGCGGGCCGGTCGATCAGATTGAAAACCCGGTTTGCACTGTGTCCGGTGTCGAAGTTCCCCAGGAAGATTTCCTTACTTGAACCCACGTTATAATCTAGAGGAAGCCATTTACACCGGAGAATGCAGGATGAAGCATCTTTATATGAAACGATCTGCCGCGCCACGCCGCGAAGGACCCGCGCCTGATAAAGGATATAGTCCCAGACATCTTGCGATGACGGCTCCGGAAAATTGAAAATATCATCCCAGAAAGTAGAAATGTCGCTCATAAATTCAGAAAGTTCATCTGCCGCCATTACAAAGGTATTCACGCCGCCATCATCGGGGCTGTTCGGGTCATTCCCCATGACTGTTAAAAGATATTTTCCCTGAAGTGGGTCAATGGTCCAGGGGAAGGAAGCGGTTGCCGGTATTGTCATGCCGGCGGTTGACTTCATCGAAAGCCTGGTATCCGGTATGTAATTGCTGCCGCCGGTTGCATATAAAATAAATGCGTTTGTGCTTCCGATCTGGCTTTTTCTTGTCGCCATCGGGTCTTTTTCACAGTGCAGCTCTGTCAGTCCGTTGGCCACGGAAACAGTATTGGAAACAAAATAATAAGCCCCAAACGCCTGCACATAGTCGATGTTAAACAGATCCCCCTGCAGGATGAAAACCGGGCTTTCTATACTGGTGTCTTCCTTCAATCTTACATCTATATCTGTGCCGGCTGTGCTGGGCTGTTTGGTGCTGTTTCTTCTTTTTGAAAAGCCGGACCATGTTGTTATTGTCATTGTCATTCCTCCTCAACTTTGATAACATGGATCGCTTTCTCCGGGTGCGCGGTCATTTCCGGAAGAGCTGCCGCGATCGCGTCCTCCATCGTTTCATACTCTACCTGTGAATATTCACTCTCTGTTATTACATACTGCGCCAATTTGTAAGCCATCTTGTTTACCTCCATATAAAAGCAGCGGCCTGCCGGGATAACCCCGACACGCCGCCGCGTCTGCGAGAGACTAGGCCGCCCGGCCTAGATTCAATATATCATGTTATTAATTAAAAGGCAAATCTTCCGGCTCTACATGGTAGAGCCACCCGGATCTGTTTCAAAGCATGTCGTCCAGCTGGGCATTGATATTCTTGATGTCATCCTCGGACAGCTTCGCGTAGCAATGAGAGTAGTACTTGCCATCGGATCCCTTCCGGCTGGGGAAGGATACGAAGTTTCCCTTCTTTCCCTCGATCATGGTAGCACCGTAAACGGTAACGCCGTTAATCTCCATGTCGAAAGCGACATTGCCATTGTCGAATTCGTGCGCCCTCGTCACCTTGATTTCAAAGCTCTTTGCGCTCTCTGCGCTCTTGTTTCCTCTTGCCATTTGTTTACCCTCCTATGTGTTTGTGTTCTCTCGCATTAAATATCTAATTCGCTGCGGATCTGGCGAATCTTGTTTTCTGTATAGATCAGCCGCCCGCGCAGCGTTTCGAACAATTCCTCGGAAGGAAGCGTGTATAATACTTCCATCCGTGCAGCCGGGGAAAGACCATTGAAGCGTTCGATGAACATATCAACCTCCGCCTGGCTCTCCGGCATCATTTCAGATCCCGTCATCCTACACCTCAAACTTTCCATGCCGGAACGGCATCAACAGTTGACCAATGATTTCTATCTGCTTTTTCCTCTAATTTATAGACCCGATCTTCAAGAGCATGAATTGTTCGCCACACGTTCTGGGCTTCTTCCTCATACCTTCGCTGCTTTAAAAATTCCTCTTGCTTCTTTTCAACTGCCTTTTCAATTTCTGCTTCAAACCTTTTTCTGCTAATTATCATCCTGCACCTCCTGCAAAAGTTCTTCATTATAGATTTCATCCTCCAGCAGGCCGATGTCCTCCATGAAGCTTTCGAAGTATTTCTCCGGGACCAGTGCGCCGATCAGACAACCGACCGCGGCCCGGCACTTCCTCATAATGTCCTGATCATCTCTCCCCTTCTTCTGCGCAAGCTGGATGAAGCACTCCGTGAAAATATAAAGCTGGTCCTCTGCGTCCCCATAGGCCGCTGCTATATTCGACATGATGCGAATGCAGCGCATGATTTCCTTATTTTCCATTGTTTCCCCTTTCTTTCCTCACCCGCGTTACCATGCGGATTAAGGTTTCCGCGTCCTTTGCAAGGAAGTCCTCGAAGTCCTTGCGGGTCCGGAAGGATCGCCATAGCAGACCTTCCGGCAGAACCGTTACCGCCCATGCTTTCATGGGCTTACCATCCGGAAGCCGGTTTGTAATACCTAGTTGTAATTCTCCCAGATCGTAGATGTAGCCGCTGATTTCCTTCCGGGTAATTTCCGCCCCGTTTTTGGGGTCCTTCCATTTTCCCAGGATCCCATAGGTTCCTTTCTTCCGAATATCACTTACTTCCATTTTTCTTTATATCCTCCGGACTTCCGTGATAAGTTGCCTTTGTCTCTTCCAGATTTCCATAATATTCTTCTGTTCGCTGGTAGTCCCAGTATTGGAACGCATCTTCGATCAGTTCCCGCACACACTGGGACCGGGACTTGATGCCCCGGATCGCGTCCAGCTGGTTTATGTTCTGCTCGCTTAAGTAGAAAGCATACTGTCTTGCGTCATTCATGCGTTTTCCCTCCTTTCCTTATATCTTCCCAAATACTTGTTTACAAACATATCATGCTGTGTGCATGCCCTTTCAAGCTGCAGTCTTGCATCATCCACTTGCTGCTCATAATCAGCCGCCTTATTTGCGTTTTCGAGCAAATCATTGAAGATCCCAAAACCGAACTTGGCGTATAAATCTGCGGTGTCCTGCTTGCTCAAATTAAGCGGATGATAGGTATATACAAACTCAATTTGATTGTACTCCTGCTCGGTCAGTTCGTTTGCTTTGGCTGCTGGCAACAGCTGTTCAAATTCCTCTCGCATCATATTAAATTCTCCTTTCTGTCCCTCCGGACACATACAATATATCACACTGTGTTATATATTGCAATTCTAAATCTGAAAAATCTTTTTATAATTTATGATAAGATCGTACATCGTATAGGTCTCGAAAATCATCTTGTCATAGATGCAGGCCTCCCGCAGCTCGAAAAGCCATTCCTTGAAGAACGCCTTTTGCTCGTTCTCCCGGTTCAGGTTGTACAGCTTCGCCTGGTCGTTGCGGCTGGTGTTCATGTAATAAAAGCCTTCCTTCATATAAATATAGAAGGTACGCTTTTTATACTGCACCGATACCACCGGCCGGAAGCCTTTCATGTTCCGCTTTCCGACATTCGATATATCATCATAGGCGAAGTTATTGCCGTATGCCATCGCGCCCCAGTCGGTGTCATACATGGCCCGGTACACGATGTTATTATGTTCTGTTTCGTCAAATTCTTCGGAATTCTTCAGAAGGTGCAGAAGTATCCCGCGATCTTCCAGGATCCGCAGCTCTTCCCCCTTCGCCTGCATGTCCGCGAATTCATCCGTGACCTCAAAGAAGTTAAAGATAGGATTTGAAAGCCTGACTGCATTAGCTAACATGATAAGCTGCATCGGGTCCTTTCCCCGGTGTACCCGGTCACGGTCCAGTGTTTTATAAAGGTCCATCACCTGCTTCCCTTCGTTCCGGTTCACCTTCTCCCAGGGCTGGGGGATGAATTCATCAAATATAAGCGGGTCGATCATCCGGGGAAACTCAAAGCCTTTTATATTCCGAAGGGCGTTCAAGCTTAAAATGTACCCGATCGGGAACCCCTCGGCCCCGTCCTCGCCGTTGTTCCAGAAGCCACCGATCCCCTTTGAAATTTGCTTCGGCTGCACATTCCATCCCAGATCCCGGTTTAAGCTGTTGAAAGGAGAGAAGGATATGAAAGCATCCCCGGCGCTGGCTCCCTCGCACAGGATCTTTACATCGTCATTGGTTCTTTTGGTGAAAGCAAAGTCCTTTCCATCTTCCTTACACATGCGCAGGGTTGAGTAGGTCTTGCCGGTGTTACGGCCGCCCACAATGAAGTTTAACCAGCAACCGTGTTTTAAATCGTCCCGGACATCGTAATAGTATTTATTCTTCATACACTTGCACCTCTATTTCTTCCTCAAATATTTTTTCCCACTCAATGTCGTATACTGAATCGAGCATATAATCACATGGGCTTAAATCGATACTATCGCCGGTTTCGTTTCCGTCTTCATCTATATAAATATCATTGTAAAAGTAGGTGTGCTGCTGCTTCCCGGTCTGGGTCCCGGAGAAAATGAACCCTTCCGCGAAGTTGTTTATATCATCCTGCAGGCAGACCGCACCCTTTTTCGGCACACCGGCAACCGTTATGTGCAGCTGCCCGTCCTCTTTACTCCGCCCGCAGTACCGCTTCGCCCCGCAGTATTTGAATTCGGTATATACGTTCTCCGGATCGAAGGACACCACGCCGAGCCAGTATTCTTTCGTGCCGACCTGGACAGGACCGTAATTATTCGCCCGGAGCTTTTCCTTGCACTTCTCGTTATACTCGGCCACCTTGTCTTTGTTCCATTTATTCGAATATATGCTGTCTGTGTCGGAATAAAGCCAGTAGCCGCCGTTCTCATAGTCGATGCACTTTCCCAGGGTGAACAGGTTTCGCATGGCGTAGGCCGTCACCCATACGCCGATTTGATACGGCAGAACAGATCCGACCCGCTTAATATATTTTTCGTATTCTGCTTCAAGGTCCTTATACTCCGGGATATAGTCACCGGTTTCGTAGTCTTCATTTATGGTATCGCGTACCGGCTTCTGGACGAACAGACCGTAAATGGAATTAAGTTTTGCCTTTGCGATCGCATACAGAACCGGGTCCCCGCCTTTCAGAAATTGCTTATCCCGGAACAGCTCGAATACGTAGTCCGTGATCCAGCGCGGCAGATAATCTTTCACTGCGACCTGTACCTCCCGGCATAGATGCTTTTCAAATTCGTACTGCTCGGCTATGATACAGGCATCCTGTTCTGTTAGGTATATCTCTGCATACTTTCCGCAAAGAACCCGCCCATTGTCGGTCACAAGGTTCGCAGACTTCACGCACTTTGAAAATTGCAGCGCAGGCATTGCAGTAAAATCATCTTTCAGCCGGAAATTGTACAAGACCAGCTTGAACATATAAGCATAGGTTTCTGAATTTTCGACGATGTAAGAAAGCGCACAGTCTGGGCGCGGGCGGAAGCGTTCCGCCGGGTATTTCTCGGACAGCATCACAAACGGATAAGAACTTGTAAAGTCTCCGCCCTCGATCAGACCCCTGATAACCTCGGAAAGAAAGTGGCGGTTTCCGTGTGTATAACCGCCGTGATATACATATTGTAATATCAGGAACTGCTCCCAGGTCGGGACCAGTCGCAGAAACCAGTTATGCGCGTTTTCTTCCCGGCCGCGGCTCCGCACCTGCTCCCTGGGAATACCAGTTGCGGTGTATGGCATGGAATATATATGCTTATTTAACGCTTTCATGGTAGCCGCCAAACACTCGACACCTGCAAGCGTATCATGCTCTATGTATTCCTTTTCGTCCGGGGTGTATCTTTCTTTCTGCCCGCGCAGCTTCTCATAATCCCATTTTCCAACCGCTTTCTGATGCTCTACGTTCATATCCTTCGCCCATTTCTCCAGCTTGCGCTGTGCCAAAATAAGCGAATCACGAAGGATAAGCCCGTTCTGGAATTCAATATAAATCGGGTAATGGGGTTTCGTGTTCAGCTGCTTTGTTGGTGTTCCGATCTTCCGGAACAGGAAGCGCCGGATAAATACCCAATCATATGACAGATTATGGAAATAAACGAAAGTGTTTTCCCCTTCCATACTGTCACAGATCCGGGCCAGCGTGTTAGCCAGATCGGACGGTTTCCGGCCCCAGAGCGTCACAAGGTTACGATCGAAAGCCCGAATGGATACCGTCCAGGCGACAACATGATTTTCATGTATGCCGGAAGGGTCCTTTTTGCTTGTCTCGGTGTCGGCCATGATGATTGCATCATTATAAGTCGCATTGGATCCCCGTCCGGCGCGCTTGCTCCATAGGATATTTTTCAATATGAAAAAATCAAAGTTTTTGAAGTAGGTCATTTTGTAGGGCAGATTTATATTAAGATAGTCCAGGCGGATTTTATACAGTTTCTCGCGTCTCATGTTTCCCTCACTTCAAGTCGTCCCAATTGAAGCCCTCAATTTTCATCCATCCCTCAATAACTGCGTTCACTTCGCCATCATCGGACAACTTCACTTGATTTTCTTTTACTTCTTTCATCTTTTCTTTGATGGATCCCTTTTGGCCTTCAAACGCCTT